ACATATAACCCTTGTCTAAGCTAGAAAGTCGGCGCTTCATTTCTTCATTTTGAGACTGAACTTGCTGAATATATTGAACCGCCGCAGCGGCTTCTTCTTCAGCAGTTTTTCTAGCTGCAGTCAGTTGACGAATACGGCGCTCAGTTTCTTCTTTACTTCTGCGCTTTTTAGCTTCTTTTGTATAAGCTTGAAGCTCTTCATCTCCGCCATCGGAATTTCCACTGTCGTCGTCTTGATCAACGACTTCGTAGTTAGAGTCTTCTTCCTCTATTTCTACAACTTCAGTTTCGTGTTCTTCTTCTATCTCAGACATAAGCCTATCCTTTGTTTGCACTATACATAAGAAATGTCGGTTGGGTCAAGAATTGTTGCTATAATGTTGTCATCATTTATAATTCTTACCTCTAATCCATCAACTTTAAACCGATTTCCAGCATATCTTCCTATAAGTACCCAGTCTTTTTGAGAACACCATGGACCTGTTGGGAATTTTTGCTGATCTTGGTAAGCGTCTGGACCCAGCTTAACCACGTAAGCGGCTACTGTTGCGAACGCTTCACGGTCACGAACTTGGTCTGGAACATACAATCCGCCCTTAGTTTTCTCACTTGGGTAGTAAGGAATAATAAGCATGCGGTATCCAGTCGGCTGCGGTAGGCGTTCTAGCGCCGAAGCATCCATTTCAGATGGATCGCTTTCATTCTTACTTTCAGCCTTGTCTTTTCCAAAGGCTGTCTTTACAGGCTGAGGAATATCTTCCATGCCTACAGGCTTTTTTGATCTTCGTGCCACATGCTCTGGCACGTACAGTTTTTTAGTCATCTGCGTACTCAATATTTTTCATTGCTGTTCGAATTTCATCTTCCATGAACGTTAACCCTTTAATTTGCCCAACAGCAAATCTGTATTCCTCAAAAGAACCTATATTTCCAGTTCCTAAAGACACTTGTATGTCTTCACGGCGCTGTCGCAACTTTTTGTAGAGGTATTCAGCTAGATTTAGTGCGTCCATGTGGGCCTCCCACTAGGACTTTATACAATGTGCAGTAAAAAGCAAGAGGTGTTCTCCTGTAGTTTAGAAAACACCCTGAAATCTTTGCGGCCTAGCTATTGAACTAAACCTACTAACAGTGCCCCCGTTAGCTTTTTTTAGTGGTTTTCTTTTTGGCTGGAGCTTTTTTCTTTGCAGGGGATTTTTTTGGCTTTTCGACCCACGCTTCGTTTTCTGGGGTGTTTGGGTCGTCTTTGACGAAGTGACCTTTTTTCGTCCGCGCCCTGACTTTTTCAATGCCGCCAGAGCTATCGCCACTGCTTGCTTTTGCGGATACCCCTCCGACACTAACTTGCTTATGTTGGAGCTTACTGTTTTCTGACTCTTCCCTTTGGCGAGTGGCAATTTTCTTCTCCTTCTCGTCTTGCATCATTTTTGCGCGTACACTACTGGTCATTAGCTTTTCCTTTTTGTTTGAGCATTTAAGGCCGCTATATCACGTTGAGTTTGTATGCGATCCTCTGCAACTCTTGTTTTGTCATCTAGAGCTTCTTTTTGAAGATTAATGCGCTCTTGATTTAACTTAGCGTCCATCATCTCACGCTCACGCTCTAGCTCTTGCTTCGCCTCAAACTCAGAAGACTTACGCTGCATGTCTGCTGCCTTTAGTTGCAGTTCTTGCTGCCTAATCGCCACCAGTGGGTCTTCGCCTTGTGGCATCGGCTCTACAGTCTGAGTGAACTCTTCAGTAAGGTCGGCTATCAACATAGCTGCCTGACGCTCCATAGCAGGTTGTAGCATCTGCATAGCTTCTGGGTTTTGCTGAACTTCTGGACCAGCTTGCTCCATAACCATTTGTTGTGCCTGCTGTTCAGCAAGCATACCAATGTGTTCTTGTATATGACCTTGCAATGTAGCCATAGCCTGCGGGTTCATTTGAACTACAGGTGTGGACATAATCGCCAAGTGCGTTTCCATATGAGCCTTGTGATCTTGCTGCGGGAATGCTTGTGGCATACCGCCAGTCAGTGCCATTTTGTTTTCCATAGCCGCATTCATAGGCATAGGCTGTGGTGGAGGTGGTAGGATCGCGTCAATGTTATTAACGCCCAAAGCTTCATACATCTTACGATACGCTTGGTACAATCCTTGAGGCCCACCATGAATTTGCGGATTAGATTGCACAAGCTGCAATTGGGTTTGCGCAAGAGCGATGCGTTGGGCCATAGAGAAGATGTTAGGGTCGCTAACTGGAAGGACATCAACTCTTGCATCAAAGTCTTGCGCAAACACTTCAGGTCCAACTTCCATTGAAGGCATATATGGGTAAGTCTGAATTGTTTCAGAGAACACTTTTGCCAGAAGTTTAAACTCAATTTTTTGCGAATAATGCATACGCTTATGGATCGCAGACATAACTTTTGTGCCACGCTCCATAATCGCCATTGTGGTGCCAACAGGCGTTTCCCCACCCATCTCACCAATCTTCATGTCAGCCATAGCCGCAAAGCGGCGTCCTGCGTCCACCAGAGTGCCCAAAAGGTTGTATAGGGTACCTGAAGGCTCTTTGAACGGAAGAGGCATTAGAGAGGTGCGTATATCGGTTCCTGCGACATCAATATCACGGAACTCTCCGGGCTGTATGGGGCTTTCTTCGTCGCGGATACGCGCTCCACGAGCCTTGAATCCCGCAGGCAAGTTGGAGAGCGTACCCGCATCGATGAGTTGGCGCAATATAGACGTGGACGCTTGTGCCAACCCACCAATCATGTGCGTCAAACCAAGGCCATAAAAACCAAGGCCCGGTAAAAACTTATAATGAACAAAATATTGCTTCCGCTTCATCATAGGATCAGCTTCAGAATAGTTCCTGCGAATCGATAAAACTTGACCAGTATCTTCGATAATAGTCACAATGTAAGGAAGCTTCAGGCCACTTGGCTCACCTTCAGGGTCCATGTCTTCAAACCCGGGCAAGTCTAAGTCTGTATGAATTTCATACAAAGTTAACTCTACAGATGTATTGCTAGGATGTACGCCTTGTATGTCGTCAATAGACTCTTGGACTTCAGACATGGTATCGCTGTAGTCACCGTTCGCAGGTAAATCAACATCACGATAAAAACCTGCTATTTGCAGCTTACGAACTTCATTAGAGTCCATTTTAATTACTTGCGTAATACGTGGACTTGTCGCTAAGTCAACTGCTCCGTAAGGCACTACCAAGTCTTCTGCATGCACAAACTGACTTACGGCACGACCTTTGAGCGGATCAAAGTAAACTTTTTTAAACGTTGAACCAATGACTGGAAGATAAAAAAGCATTTGATCCATTTCAGGATCATACTCTTCCATTTCATAAGTAATCATATAGTTCATGTAATCTTTGACGCGCTCCGCTTGCTTTACAAGCATTTCGTTCTGTGCGCCAAGAATTTGAGTTCTTACAGGGCCAGTGGCAGGAAGCATTTCACGGTAAGCTTGAGCTTGGAACTGCGTTACGCTTTCAGCAAGCAATGGATGAATAACCCCAGATGAACCTTCAAAAGGCTCAACACGTTCTTCATACTTCATGCCAAGAAACTCTAAGCCCTGCTTATAAGTATCTTCCCAATCTTGACGTGAAGAAAAATCGTCTTCAATGTCACCTATTAAGTTTGATGAAATCTGACCTAAATCAGCTTCATCTACAAACTCAGCGAGGTTTGAGTTGAACGCAATATTTTGAGGTGGCTCCATCTCCTCGTATTCACCAACTATAGCAGAGCCATCATCAAACTCATAGATGCCGGGCGACTGACCAAGCTCTTCTATAAGAACATCTTGTCCTTCAACTGGAGGCTGATCCCCCATAATTCCACCCGGACCCATATCACGTTCAATAGCCATTTTAACTTCCCTTTAAGTGTTGGAGCGAAGGGCGCTCTACCGTAGCGGAGCAGTAACGCTTAGGGAGCGTCTGCACCAATGGGCAGGGAGGAGTCCCACTGGATATCCCACGCCCCAACTTCATTAAAAGATATCCTTTGATCCGCCCTCTAAAGGCTCAATCTCATCAATATCATCGTAGTCCGTCATAGGACCGCCTGCCTCATAAGCATTGCATGTATTCTCAGCCGAGCAAACAAAGTCAAGTTTAGTGCAGTATCCTACACCATCTGATTCGCCCATACCGTCCTCAATGCAATCCATCATTTCGCTACGGATGTTGTAGTATTCACAAATGCCACACTTCTCTGGTTTCTTTTCCCAGTTTTTTGGTGAAGGGCCATATGAAAACTCATCCACAGCATATTGCTTGTGATCTTCGTTTGTTTCTTCATCGTGAGTCACAAGAGGACAAGCAAAATCATCTTCGTAATCGTCATCAACGACTTGGTTGATGCCAGAAGACAATTGTTCCATGTCAATTTTGATGACGATATTTGCCATTAGCGCACCTGAACTTTCTTTGGAGAGCCTTGATATGCACGACCCATTCCACGGCAAACTTCGCCACCGCCTTCCATCTTGGTGACTTTGCCGCCGTACTTTTTGTTCGCGTACTTTTGACGGTTTGATTCTCTAGCTTGATCTATAAAAGTTCTAGCCTTCAGACTACCAGACTCTTTAGGAGTCATTTCTCCAGCAAGCATGCGTTCCGTAATTTTTTCTTCTATTTTTTTCTGCAAAGCTGTGTTGCCAGCATAAGTATCCTTAAATTTTTTTGCATAATCCTCAGACATATAGATTTGCCCACCGCTATCTGCAGGCTGCATCTTTACTCGTTTTGTCTTACCACGTTTGCCGCCGCGTGTTGAACTTGCCATTAGTAATACTCTCTCTTTCTTCTAAAACGATATTCATCCTCATCGTCATAGTCAGTTGCAGTAGTAATAAAACCACCTTGTCTAAAACGCAGTATAGCCTGAGTCATCGAATCCGCCAAGTCATCATGTTCACCATTGGGAAATGCGGCACATTCTTCCAACACTTCATCAGCAAAATTAGTCTCTGGCGCCCACACCATACCACTTTCAAACACAGGCGCACAGGCATGCATTCGTGTAAATTTGTCTGCCCCACGTCCCGGGGTAAATGGCGTTACAGGTATACCCATACGCCTCAACTCCTGCGTCAACGGCATCCCAGAACCTTTTTGTTCAATCAAAATCATGTCAGGATCAAACTCTTTCCAAAGCTCATGAGCAGCAGCTTTTAGTTCAGGAAACTCCCACCTGCCTCTAACTGCATCAAGCAAGATAATATGATCCTCGCCCGTCTCATCATGGTGAAAAACACCCCAAGTCGTTATCGCAGAATAGTCAGCCCTATCGCTTTTGCTAAACGCGGTATCGTAAGACTGGATAATGTAATCACACATAGGTGGCTCATCTTTTTCCCAAAGATTCCACCACTCTCTTTTAATAATCGCACCCTCTTCCGCAGTAGGGTTCTGCATATACTGGGCGTTCCACTTGCCCACAGGAATAGAAGCTTTGACGCTCTCAAGTTCGTCTAAAGACCAGAACTCAGGCCAAAGCGGATCACCCTTTGGCATAATTGCAGGGAACTCTACAACTTCCCACCTATCAGCACCTTTTTCGCTCTGCTTCTGCAAAACCTTCGCCGTCAGGTCGCGAATCGACCACCGTGTCATAACAATGATAATCGCACCGCCGGGCTGCAAACGCTGTCGAGGGCCAGATGTATACCACTCGTAGATGTTATCTAGTGCACTAACACTTAACGCATCTTGTTCCGAGACAGGATCGTCAATAATCGCGAGGTCAGCACCGCGACCCGCAAGCGCACCGCCGACACCAACCGCGTAATATTCTCCGCCACCATTCGTACTCCAGCGTCCACTCGCTTTCGCATCTGTTGCAAGACTAACATCAGGGAAGACATCACGAAACTCCTCGCTATCAATTAAGTTCTTAACCTTACGACCAAAGCCAACAGCCAACTCAGCCGTGTGAGTCGCCTGAATAATCTTTAAATCAGGACGCCTGCCCATAAGCCAAGTCGGAAACAAATAACTCGCAAACTCAGACTTTGTATGTCGAGGCGGCATATTTACAATCAAACGCTTCAACTTACCATCAGCCACGTCCTGCAGCTTCTGAGCGTAAATCTTGTGGTGCCTGCCCTCAATAAACTGAGGCCAAACATGCTTCACAAAATTCATAAAGTTATCTTGCTTGTCTGCCCTATCATCAAGCGTTTTTAATCGCTCAAGCATCGGCTGAACTTTGGCGATCTCGTCATCTGTGAGATAATTTAATACGCCACTAAGGTCATTCATTTAAACGCTTCCCAAGCCTTTTTGAATTAACCCGCCATCTTTTTTCTTATCAACAATCTTTGGCATGACATCATCACCAAAGAAAACATAGTTGTAAGAAGGATCATCACCGGGTCTACGAGCAGTTGCATCTAAAAATCTAAGATTTGTATAACCCGCCTCTGCAAGTTTTTTCATCTCATCAACAGTTCTCGGCTTAAATACGTTTTCTGTCGCGACAACGCTTCTTCCTGTTTGACTGCTGTCTTGAACGCGATAGGGAAGATTGGGGTTTCCAGTTTTTTCCAAACGTGAAACTGGGTCGTCCCCAACAATCTGCCACGCTCTATCTGTTGGAAGTCCAGCAAGTCTTTTTTCAACCCAATCTTTTCCAAAAATATTAACCATATCATTAAGAGTACCAATATCAATTTCACCTTGAACTTCGCTGTCTGGTGAAAAATAAAAAGCTCTGTTTGGATCACCCAAGTCAAGATACTTACCCATATCTGCTTCAGGAATATCAGAAAAAAATAAACTTCCGGGGATGTCCTCAACAGGAAGATCAAGTATTTTTGCTAAAATTTTATTGTTTTTCTTTAACTCTCCGACAGGCTGATTAGCAGCCGCTCTTTCAGCTTTTAATCTAAATAACGCCTCTGATACGCCATCGTATTCTTTGTATATAGAAAACTCTTCAGGACTTAAAAAGTTTTCATAAAGTTTTAACCTATCCGCCTCACTACGAGGCGTAGGGAACGACATATCAATATCTTCAGTTTTTTCGCTAACTTTGAGGTACTCAGGTCTAAGTTTTTTTAATTTTTGCTCCATGTCTTTAGAAACAAGAGCCACCCATTCTCCGGGTCGCTCCTCAGAAAGACGCATGAAATTTTGGACTCTTTTACTTGGATAATACTGACTCATAACTGGGTCAGCTTTTATTGTTTCAAGAACATTTTCAAAATTCTTGTCAACTTCATTTCTTACAGAAGCAGGAGTTTTAAAAGAGAAGACTTCATCACCAACAGTAAAGCTGAAAATGTCATCATCGCCAAAGTTATAAACTTCTAGTGCTTTATCAAGGCTTCCATACTGATCAATAATTGCAGGCTGAACAACGTCCAAAGTTTCCTGACCAACCCCATCTTTTATCGAATCTTTATAAGGCACATATGGAATGCCAGAAGAATTTATATAACGATAATGTTGAGAAATATTTGGATTAGAACCAAAGTAAATGCCCTTGCCAGCTAAAGCACCCTTAGTATCTTCTTCCGCTTCTTTAGAGCCTTTTTTAAATCCAGCCTCTCCCGTACCAATAAAATCAGTGGTAAAACGACCATATGGGTAAGTCTCAAGAACTTCAGCGCCGGGTGGCGCCATAGACTCCAACGTAGACATATCACCCGGTCTACCACCAGCCACCTGAAACATATTAATGTACTGAATACTGCCATCAGGCATTCTAACTTTTTGCTCAGGATTAAACCCTTCACTCGGAGTTCCATGATACAAACGCAAGTTCTCATCGCTGCGATTTGGACCAGATATATCCGTATCAAGGCCAAACACAGCACCTAAGCCCTTCTCAATCGGCTCTCGCAAATACCTGCTTGTACCTAAACCAATTACAGCTTCTAACGGACCCATGCCAGCTTCAAGAAGGTCTGTCCACTCGCGCTCACCTGTAGGAGAGTATTTTTCAGGTTCTGAAAAACGTGCCGCTGCATCCCTCGGACGCATAAACATAGTCGTCACGGGATTTAAGTTTGAAAGATCAGTTAAACCAAACAAATCCGCAATAGCTCTTGGATTTACACCACTTAAATCAGGACTAAACGGTAGAAAGTCTCCCACAGACCCAAGAGACTCAGGAATCATATTACCAACAGGAATACTGTAACGATCAACATTCCCACTATAATCTGGCCTATCTTTCGGCGGCACAAAACCTACTGCTGCATCCGCAGCACTCGGCGGCGGAACAACAGCGTTGTCAGATAAAAGTTTCGCTAAATAATCATTTCGCTCATTCGGACGCTCAACAACGTTACCCCTGCCGCCTGAAACAGGTGCAGGACTGTCATCATCGCCACCGTTAAATGAGTCGAAAAAATCTCTAAAGCCCTGACTGATCTTATCAGCTAAAGATGGCTCTTCTTTTTTTGTGCTGCCTACCGATAAGTCTTGATAAGGCATAAGTCACCCCGCTAGAGCTTTTAAGAAGTTGTCCGCTGCGCGATTCAATCCTGCCATTCCACCACCCTGCATCGGGCGTATATTCGCTGAAATTGGCGCAATTTTTGGACCCGGCGTAGCAATGCCAGCAATAATGTCATTAAGGCTGCGAGTTGTTACGTCACGCGGGGCAATGATCGGTGTGCTATCCATTTCTTCAACAGGAACACACATTCCAGCAGACTCACTATAAACATAACCCTCATCGTTACAAGTGATGCTGCCATCAGCACCAACGGTATAGTTCTTCTCATCTTTAGTAGTCTTAGTGTCGTCGTCATTAAATTGATCAATCTGATCAAAGATATCTACCTCTACTGGACCTTCCATTGTGTTCTGAATGTCAGAACCAAACGAAACAACATTGCCGTCTTCATCACGAACCCCAATCACTGCAGGCTCTTGACCGCGACCAGCACTTAACGCTTCTAGCTTCTCAAGGTCTTCAACCGTTTTCAAATCAATCGCCTTGCCCTCTGTGTCATACACAAAGCTGCCTGTGTCACGATATGCATCAAGAACTTTCTGCGCCTGATCGCGACTTAACTGATTAAAGTCAACCATACCAAGAGTT